GGTCAGATTACCCAGTTTGGATTGCTTTTTAAGATCCGAAAAGGACATTTGGATACCTCAGATAGTTTGGATTCGGGGGATTTACTTAGATAGTATAGCGAAGATTGAGTCACCTGTCAATGAATTGCTTGAGAGACTCAATGGTCTTGTTCATACTACTGAATAAAACTTGCATATCAGTCTCTGGTGGGAATCCCATCAGAGCCACTGATTTGCGTAGGTTCTCTTTCATCTCAACCGCTTGTGGGTCATCTGAAAGGGACAACCTAGTATACATCACTCTCTGCTTTTCTAGCAAGAGCTCAAGTTTCTCAATGTGTTCCAGTTTGGTCTCACGGGGCATCATACCGAAAGTCAGAATGCTTCCGTAGATTTCCTCTTGTAACTTGTTGATTTCTCTCAGTTCGTCTTGAATAATATCGGAGTCAAAAAAGTTACTCATCTATAATTTCCCTTAAAATCTTCTTGAATTGAAACACATCTGTATTTAGAAATGGAGAATATTTTTTAATTTTTAAGCTGACGGTTTCCCACACAGGGTCAAGAAGTTTCTTATCAAACTTCTTCCCGAACAGGAATATTTTATCATAGATGACTAGAGTTTCAATAGAAATCTTCCCGCTCAGGAATCTTTTTAGAACGGGTGGATGACCTTTGGAACAGTTCAAGGCATCCTCTAATTTTGTTTGTGAGAACAATTCCGTTGATTGTTCTTTGAACAAGTAGGTCAAACTCTGTTGGCGCCTTGTCCAATCTGCGTATGTTCTTTCTCCAGAATTGATAATTTCGCCAATCCATAAGTTGCTAGGAGAATCTGCTGCTACAAAGTTTGATACTAAAAAATTTAAGACTTCTTTATCAGAATACTTGCGACTTGTCTTCTCAAACCAGTATTTGTCCTTGCGTTTGTTGAAGGATGTCATACTGGCACGAGTCTTCGCACCGTACTTAAAGAAGTCGTATTTTGGATTTGTGAAATGATTTTTGAGTGACAAATAATGTTGATAAGTTTCAAAGGGTGTCACGATCATAAAGGCAATCTTGCTCTTGATGTTTTCTTCATAAAGTTAAGACGAGTGGCATCCCACTTGAGTCTTTCTTTTAAAGGTTTTGAAATGAGTTTTGTGACTGATTCTACCTCAAGACTATTGACTTCGCAATAGTGACAAATAGCATCAATATAATTCAGATTTTCTTCAGCAACAATTTTCTCAATCTCAAGAGCAAACTTGGAAGGGGTTAAAAATTTACTTTCTATTGCCTGTTCTAGTTCTTTATTTGGTTCCATAGAGCTCCAGTTTATCTCCAACAAACTTTCTAATGTATTTGCCGAGTAGTTTGATGTACTTTGATTTGTCTCTTTCTTCATAGACGACGCATTCTCCATTTTCACAAGCCATGATGATTACAAGTTTTTTAACTGAAATACCAGTCAGTTCGTATAGCATACAACCGTAAGCCATACATTGAACAAAATAGTGTTCAATCCACTCGCGTGGTTTTGGTTTTTTGGAAGTCTTAAAGTCAATTATTGCTAACTCACCGTCATATTCGGCAATACAATCAACTGTCCCAGCAATTCCCAGTTGTTTACTATATAGGGACCCTTCAAGGGCGTAAATATTATTTATGCGATTTAGATTCGTCTTCGCAATTTTAAACAGAAAATCCGCCATCGGCGCAACAGACGGGAGATCTTTATTGTCCAGATAATTTTCCACGAGAGAATGCATATCCGTGCCACGAGAAGTAGCTGCCTTAGTAATCTTCTCCGCTTCCTCCTCACCAACCTTTTTACGCCAATTGATGAAAATTTCACGATTAAAATGGCTGGTAATAGAAGTAATGGAAACAAGTTTTAAAAGTTCTTCTTCCGTAGGAACTTTATAATAACGAACACCATCTATAGTCTCCCTTTCAAGTTCGGGGAGCGTCACATCAACATGCTTGAACATCAAAAACCTGCTTCCATTTTAGCAATAATGTATTCCTTGACAAGTCCAGAACGAACAATATCATCTACACCAAACTCAATTATATCAAATGATGGCATTTTACGCAATACCGTCATAAAATCTACAATACCATTACGCTCATTTGTTTTTTGTAGATCAGACTGAGAAGCATCGCCACAGAAACAAATCTTGGTATTCTCACCAACACGAGTAATGATTGAATCAAGTTCGTGGAAGTTTAGGTTTTGGAACTCATCAACAATAATGATAGCATTATCAAGCGTAGTGCCTCTTAGGAATGAAGTACTCCAGAACTTAATGGTTTCTTGTGACTTAAGATTTCCATAGAGCATCTCAAAGTCAGCATCACTAGGCATCTGGAACATATACTTCACCATATTCTTATAAGGAATCTGGTAAATATCTGCCTTATCTTCGTGAGAACCAGGCAAGAATCCAATTTCTCTTGTAGCAACTAATGAGCGAACCAGATAGATTTTCTCATAAGGTGTTGATTCATCCAAAACATCTGCAAGAGCATTGTAGAGTGTAATGAAAGTCTTACCAGTTCCAGCACAACCATAAGCAACTAAGTGTTTACCTGCCGCATATGATTCAAAAAGACGCTTTTGATTGTCTGTAAGTGGATCAATATCAACCAAATAGTCAGAACTCAGAGGTTTTCTCCTCTTCATCTGTTTTGCCGTCAGACCAACGCCGATTGGTTGCTCTACATTTCCTCTTTTTCTTCTTGCCATTATATTTTCTTTACGTAAGAGCCAGGTGCTTTGGATGCCTTGTGAAGAACATCATTCCATCCAGGGTTGCGATTGATGAGTCTATCTTTCCACTCACCAACCTCACCAGAACCAGGACAGGTAGATGGATCACTCCAATCCCTATCCCAGTCTGGATTATCTAACTTCCACTGAGACCAGTCGTGAACACTCATATTCACTTCTTTCTGTTCACCAGTGGTCTTATGAATAACGGGGTATGTCGCCATAAAGTTACGAATTCAAGATAAAAATATTTATGGACTCAACCGAGCGCGATGCAATCTCTTCTCTTCATAATACTTCCAAACGTTTGGAGTCCATTTTTGGAGATGAGGAACAAATTGCTCACATAGTGCTTGAATTTCTAATTGGGCATCCATTTTTGCTCGCAAATCCATAATATGAAGAACAGAACGAAGGTTAAAAGAAACCACAAAGTTCTGACGAATTGCTTGTGCAAGATAGTCCCTAATGTGCTCTTCACACATTCCTTTTTCGTATTTTGTTGCATAACGCTTACAACCCTCTACGATCCAGTTTAACTCATCTAGATAATTTTCTTGTGTCCAATCATATTTCTTACCATAACGATTGGTATAAAATCCTGCAGGGCGAACGTAAAAAACATCTTCTGGTTTTAATTCCCCACTAGCGACTTTTATTACTCTTTTACCAGTATAACGTTGTGATTGAACATCAAAACTTACACCCACTCTATGAGTTCTTGCTTGCATCGCAACGTTATGAACATACCCAGACACCGAAAAAGTAATTGCGGGGTGTTCTAGGGGACCCCAGTGCCCTTTCTCATTACTTAAGAGACGTTCTACCACCCACTCACCACATTCACTTGGTTTAGGAATTTGTTGGTTATGAATAGGAGTTTCAGAATAGTCACATTTTCCTGCTTGGTAAATAACTTGTTCTGGAAGAGCATAACACTGCAACATTACTACTTCAAGATTTTTATCTAGTTCCAGAAGGTCTTTCGCTTTAATAGGTTTCATTTCTTTCCAAATCCTTTTGATGTATGTGCTTCTAGTTTAGCGATTTCTTCCTCTGCTTCACGAAGTCTTTTTTTCATTTCATGAAGTTCTTCTTCGGAATACATATGATTTTGAGCGACTAATCGCTTCATTAATTTTAGCAGTTCTTTTGCTTTTTTAGTCTGCGTATCCATCGTCATCGTCATAAAGTTCGTCGTAATCTACAAATCGTTCTGTTGTTTTCTCTGGTGCCTTGTAAGCAGAAACATCAGAGTACACTTCTGCTTTGAGAGAATCTACAAGAAGTTCTAGATTACGGACGATGAGTTTGAGTTTGTCTCTGTCCATAAGTTACTATTCTCTTTAGGCATTTTACCATAAAAAAAGAGGGGCAGTCAACCCCCCCGTTTCATTATGACTTGCTTAACAACTCCCTACAAATTCTTTTACAAGTTTGTTTTTCATCATCACACTCAATCAAACAATTAAAATAATCATTAACTAAGTCGTTCTGTTCATTAGATCGTTCTACTGTCTCCTCAAAGTGTTCCCATCCAGCTAGTTGATTGTAAGAGATTAGGTTGTGCATAATAACCTCCATGCACATAGAATAACATAACAAAGGGGTTTTCGTTCATACGCTTCACCTCTATATTCTACTACTATCTAGGTGTTTTGTGTTGATTCCTTAACAATAATTTATGCCTACGAGTTTATACCTATAAAAAAAGGAGGGTTGCCCCTCCCAGTGATTTACTTATAAAGCCACTGAATGTATGATGACAGTAATATGGTCATCAACGCAATCGCAGCAGTTGAAGATATGATGACTTGTCCCATCACTTTGCTCCAACTAGTTGTGCTAGTTGTGCCTGATGACGACGCTCTTCTTTTTGCTTTTGCTCTTTAATGATTTGAAGGAAGTTAAGTTTTTTCACTTATGCCCCTCCTTTACAAACTTAACACCACGATAGGTTTCGTTGTATTGTTGGGATTGTTGTTGCATTTGCTGTTGATATTCAATACGCTTTTCGGTATCGTATTCAACACCTCTATACACTACACGACTCATTGGTTTTCTCCTTAGTTTTTGAGGTTAAAGAGCGTTCCTTCAGTCGGCTTTTGCGTCTATGGGGCAAGTTTTTGGAGAAATCTGTTTGATCTCCCAAATAATATCATTCTTTGCTTGATTGGGAATGTCCTGTTTAAGAACTCTTCCTGCCATTAATTGTGCCTGTAAACAAGTAAGAATGATTGCTTCCATAGATGAACGATCCGTTCCGAGTCGGCTTACTTCCGTCTGGTTTTCCAGATGAACGTAGAGGCATTATACCTCGTTACGATAATTTATACAAGTTTTTTTGTAAAATGTGATACAATTTTAAAAAACTTTAAGAACTCAAAATTTTGCCGGAAAAATTGTTGGCGATCTGGGGAATCACTTCCGCTTTTTGGTTTTGGGTGCTTGATAACCCCACATCTTTGGATTCACTCTCCCATATCCAAATCCAATACTCTTTAAATTTTCACGAAACTTATCCCAGTACATATCAAATAATTTAGTTCTTGTACCTCTGGTAAGGTCAAAACAAATCTTTTCACCCACCACATACTTGACAATATGAGCATCATTAGGTGCATCCTTTGTACAAACATCAGCATACGAACCATTCTCAACGAGAATCTCACAACCGTAACGAGTCTTACAGGTTTCTTTTTCTGATGATGTCCAATGGTCCATATGCTTTTCTGTACTTTGTTCTTTCTCAATTACCTCACGACTCACGAACGATTGCCCCACTGAATATCGGGATATGCCTCCATTACGACTTCTTTTGTAAGGTTATATTTGTCCGAAAGTTTCTTGTCTTTGATCAGGCAAAGGATCTCTGATTCCAGTGGATGAAGTCCTTCTAGAATATTGATGAACATTGTCTCACGACGAATGTTATTCAGAGCATCATTACCACCTTTAACAAAGTGATACAGGTTCACATACTCTCTACGAAGTGTGGTATGTCCCTGCTTATCAGTTGCTCCAAGAGAGAATGATCCAGTCTCGTGCATTCTACGAATCTCTTCGGTGATCTTCGTAGAAAGACTGCCACTATAAGAAGTCTGATCAGCATATCCAGAATAAGGAACTGGTCCCTCTGGAAGAACTGAAATCACAGTCTCATCAAAGTTCCAGAGCAGAATCACCTTCAGTGAAATGTGCTCATATTTTTTGAGAACTTCTACCTTCTTAACATTAGATCTTTGCTTTGATACAAGGTCTAGAACCTCAAAAGCAAAAGGATTGGTAGGTAGTTCTGGAATTGGAGTGACCTTAACAGTCTTGGGAGTTGTTTTGGTCTTAGTCTTCGTCGTCGTCGTTGTCATAATTTTCGTCGTCAAAATAATCTGGATTAAATGAAATAGCTAAAACTTCATCGGGAATTACATTACCATTCTGATCATAGAATTCTGGATGTAACTTTGGAATTTCCCGATAGTTCATCATATATTCTCTTGCCACCCAACCTGCCATTACTCCCACTATAAGAAACAATACTGTTAGAAAGGAACCAAAAACTAAACTAACTGCGAGCATTTCTTTTACCTCGGGAAACTACTTTTCTTTTCCTTGACTTAAAGGAAAACTCAAAATAGATGGTTACTTCCCGATTCAGAAAGCAAACCATCTTCTCAAAGATGATGTGGAACGGTTGAGTTTGCTTTCTTTTTCCTCCATTAAGTATAAGTTCAACGCCACGATTAAAGTGGTCTTCATTTTTATTTATGTCAGGACTTGATAATTTGTTGTTCCTTGAGGAATTTGATTGTGTCAACGGATCCTCCTAATTTCTGGTCATCACAAACGACCTGTGGGAAAGTAGAACCCTCACCAAACTCGGCATAGAATTCTTCTTTAGTAAAATGTTCTCCTAAATTATAAACCACAAAGCTATTTCCTGTCAATTCAAGAACTTGTTTAACCTTGTAGCAATATGGGCAATCCTCTTTTGAGTAGACTGTGAAATTCATAAGGCATTGAGATTTATAGTAATTTATAATAGAAAAAAAGGAGGGTATAAAACCCTCCCCATTATACCACCAACTCACCTCTCCCACCACAGAGAAGTGGTCTTCATTCCCAAAGTTACAAGGATATTGAAGACTTGAATATTATAAGGTATTTTGAGTCAGTTGTCAAGCAGGTGGTTCTCCCTCTGGTTTGGGATGCTTTGCTTTTACCGCTTCCACCATCTGAACCCATTTACCATTCTCCAAATTACCAGACTTGATATCATCATAGAGAAGGTTCAGTTGGTCTTTCCAATCTCCATACTCCGTTTCACGATTACGGGCATAGAGATAGTAATTATAAACTTCTACATCCTTTTGAATTTGTGCTTCTACTTCTTCCCATTCGGGTGGTTCAGATCCGTGTGGACATTCCCAACGAGTAAAAGTCCTGTTATATAAGTCAAATTTAGCATCAGGGCGAAGATATTTAATAGCAGTATCTACGCCAGGCAATCTCGGTGCATTTTTCATTTCAAGTTTCTCCTAAAAAATTATAAGTGTTTTATCACTCTGCTGCTGGTGCTTCTGGGGTAACGAGATCCCACTCACCGTTCTCTTCGTCCCACTGGTATCTTGAACCAGCAGCGACTTCTGCTTCGGTCAGTTCAGGAGCAGGACCAACAGGTGATTCCCAGTCGGCAGTTTCGTTGTTCAGAACCCAAGACTCAAAAGGCTTTGGTGCGACGAAGGCATCCAGTCCAGCATTGAATGAGTAACCAACGCCAGCATAACGCTTTCTGATGCTGCTATTATAAGAGGTCTGAACCCACTTACCACCTAGAAGCTTCTTACAGAAAGCAATGCCTAGAATCTCATCCTCTTCACCAGTGTGAGGATCGGTAATATCTTTGTTGTCTACTACAATGACTTGTGTAACTATGTTGTTTTCGTCAAGTTTAGCAAAGTGTGCCATAAGTCTTTATTCGTGAATATAATAAATGAATGGTATGCTTTATTTATTATCAAGAATAGGTAACTTTTAAATCTTTTATAAAAAACAAAAGACTTAATCTGTTATCAACAAATTTGTTTATTCCGTGAGGTATGGTGGCATCATATAATATCATCTTATTAAACTTATTCTCAAATTCATAAACTAATTTATATTTTCCATCTTCATTTTTGTAAAGTGATGTTCCAGAATGTTTATCTGGGTTTTCATTTAAATATATAACTCCTGCGTATAAAACATCAACATCTTGATGAATTACTTGTATTTCTGGGATATTATCATCAGAATTAACCAATGAAAAATAAGAAGACACTCTCCAATCACAACTTTCAACTTTAGAAAAATCAATTAAATGTGAAATGACACCATAACATAAACTTTCAAAAAATTCTGGATAGATGTTGTGTAATTGTAAACTTCGTTTTCCAGCATATCTTCCCACAGAGATAGTTTCTGGATGTTTATCAAAAGTATAAAATTCTAAATTTTTTGAAAGATCTAAAATTGTTTGTGGATTTTCAAAAAAGTTTTCAACTTCAAGATAGTTCATTAACTAGGATAAGCAATGATAACAATACCAGATCCACCAGCACCAGAAGTAATTGGAGCGTTTGAGTTACTAACCCCACCTCCTCCACCACCAGTAGAAGCAGATGCATTAGTAGCACTAGTGCCATTGGTTCCAGGAGTTCCACCACCAGCACCTCCTGCTCCTGGACTTCCTCCACTTCCTCCTCCACCACCAGCATAAGTTACTGATACTCCAGAAATAGATGATGCTGTTCCAGCCCCACCAGCGCCTCCCTGATTACCAGAACCACCCCCTCCATTAGCACTTGCTCCACCGCCACCACCAGCTCCAGTATTAGGACCATTAGGACTACCAGGGTTGTGTCCAAGACCACCATTATTTCCTTGTGGTGGTGATGTTGGTGGGGTATTTCCAAGACCACCAGGCCAATTATTTCCAGCACCACCACCACCAGATCCACCAGGAGTACCAGGACTAAGCCCAGGACTACCAGGACCACCATTTCCTCCTCCTGCTCCACCACCTCCTGTGCTAGTTATTGTTGAAAATACTGATGGCGATCCAGGTCCTCCACCATTTGGAGATGAAACACGAGCTCCACCGGCACCAACAGTAACTGGATAAACACCTGGAGAAACACTTACAGGCAATCCAGTTCCTGTTCTAAATCCTCCTGCACCACCGCCAGCACCAGTTTCCCAAAGACCAGGTGTTGATGCCCCACCAGCTCCACCACCAGCAACTACAAGGTAGTCAACGGAAGTTAATGAGGGGTTAGTGATTCTAAAAGTTCCAGAACCAATAAAAGTATGAATTGTTTTATCTGCTACCTGTGTAATAGAACCACCGGTTGCTTTAATACCTGAATCTTGAAATCCAATATCTAACCAGATGTTACTATTATAAACTTGAACTGTTCCTGTTGACGAATTAAATATTAAACTTCCAGTAGCAGTTCCAATACCAGCATTACGTCCAGTAGTTGTTGTGGCACCTAGACCAACACCAGTACTACTAATAAACTTATTACCAACAGTAATACTATTACCAACGGCAACGACGATATCATCAGAAAAAGTAACGTTAGTGTCATTGAAAGTAACGGTACTTAATCCACTTCGGTTTTGTATTTGATTTACGCGAACTTCAGAAGCCATTATGGTTTTTTAGGTATTTATTAAGTTATTAATACCCAACCTTTTGTAGTATCTGATTGATACAACTCTTCATCCCATTGATAATAAGATCCTAATATCTTTTCCTCTTCAGTTAATTGTGGTTGAGGAATTGGAGCATCCCACATACCAGTTGTAGTATTCAGTGTCCAAGAATCACAACCTTCTGGTTTTGCTGGATGGAAGATATCGTGCTCTGAATTATAATACCAACCAATACCAGGATAGTTAGCACGGAAAGCTGGTTTGCCACTTGGTTCATTCGTTTCAGCATCATAATGAATACCAGCACGACTATTATAAGAACACTGTTTCCAGTTCTCGTGCCCGTGATGTTTTACAAGGTGCTCTACACCAATCTCTTCTTTTTCAATGCCGCCACGAGTCATAGCATCAACAGTATCCATTGCTAAAACAGCAAGAACAATATTGTCAATTCCTATTTTTGCGAAATGTGCCATCTTTATAACTACGGTTGTGGTCCTTCTGGTTTGGGATGAGTTGTTTTAACTGCCTCAATCGCAGTCATCCAGGTTCCATTATTTAGGTTTCCTGTTTTTAAATCGTGATAAAGCATATCCAATTGATCCTTTACACTTGGATAGTCTTTTTCACGATTTCTTTCGTAGAGATAATAATTATAAATCTCTACTTCTCTTACAACTTCTTCTTGGATTTCTTCCCAGGTCGGTGGTTCTCTACCTTCATCATCTTCCCACCCAACAAAAGTGGTATTTGATAAATCCCAACGAGCACCAGGACGAAGAGTATTAATTGCGGTATCTACACCAGGAACAGGGTATTGGATACCCTTAAACTTTCTATAAGCCATAAAGTATCAAATAAGTAATATACGGGAGTATTTATTAAATCTGATAAGAATACCATCCAGTAGCAATATATTTTATTTCAGTTTTACTAATTATTCCATGATGGATATGTGTAAAAAATGCTGGCCATATTACTAACCTACCAGATCTTGCTTCTACATCAAGATCGTATGAAGGAAATCTAGTTTGCCCCCCATCGGTAACAGTGTTTAAGTAGCACATCCAAGCAAGAACTCTATGATTAGTTTGAGTACTACCAGATTCGCAGTGAATATCATGATATCCTTGATTAGGAAAATATCTTTGTATATTAAAGTCATTTGTTATAGACCAAGGAGCAATTTTATCACTTTCATAATATTCATTTCGATATTTTTGTGTTGCCACACCCAAGTATTTAATAAGATCATCATATAAAGGTACAGATTCATCTAAAAACTGACAATACAAATCTGTAGAGTCTTTTATAGTTGTGTCAATTTGTTTAGATGTTTCAGTCCCACCGGTACCAATATGAGTAACACCCTGAACTTTATCTGGACTATTTTCAAAATGGCGAATTAAATCTACACACAATTGAATAGGTACAACATCATCATATATTCCAATAAAGTTTTTCATATAAATGTAGAGACAATTACGATTCTTCTATCTTTTATAGGAGGACGATGATGGTGTTCTCCTTTTAACACAATAACGTCATCCTCTTTGGATAAAAATTTCTCTTTTTCAACAACAGTTTCTCCACCATTTGGATCTGTCAAGTATAATATTAAATTTGAGTGAGGAAAATAATGATCCACATGGGGAACAGACATCCTATTTGTTTCTGTTGGATGTGTACAGTTTGCACAAATTCTATAAAAAACTTGAGGAGTAATGTTATTATGTTTCAAAATTTCTACAAGTACTGTATGAACTAAATCAATTTTATTTGAATTTACTCTAGAATAAAAACTATTTTCAGTATAGTCTGGCCTATCTAAAAATATATGAGAATAATATCCAAAATCATCATATCCTTTAGTATCTAAATTACAAGTACTTTGAGAAACCCAATGCCAGGGAAATCCACTTCCCAACATTAAATTTTTTAATTCTTTAAACTTTTCAGTTTTTGGATTATTTAAAATTTTAATCATAAAATAAAACAACAAATAATTATTAATTTTAACACAATAAATTTAACTTGTTAGGTAAGCAATTACAACAACACCAGATCCACCAGAAGCGCCAGCTCCACCATTTCCACCACCACCTCCTCCGCCGCCTCCAGTATTTGCTGTTCCAGCAGTTCCAGGTGGTCCAGAGGTTCCACTTGGTCCTCCACCACCAGATCCTCCAGTATTAGAAGCTGGATTGAAATGTGCTGAACCAGCTCCACCACCTGCATAAAATACTGATGAACCAGTAATAGAAGAGGGAAGTCCATTTCCTCCAGCTCCACCTTGAGAACTATTTGTAGTTCCACCACCTGCGGCACCAGCACCACCTCCACCACCAGCAGCTCTTGGAGATCCATCTCCAGTGTTTCCAACACCTCCAGGATTTCCTTCTCCAGGAACTCCAGTTCCAGCCGACTGTCCAACAGATGATCCTCCTCCAGATCCGCCAGGAGCACCAGAAGCATTTGAATTACAACCTCCTCCGCCTCCTGATGAAGATACCTGTGATCCAAATGAAGATCCACTACCATTGGATGCTTGTCCACCTGAACCTGGAGGACCACCAGATCCACCGCCGCCAACAGTAACTGTATATGGACCTGGGTTCATATACAATGATCCAGTTTTCATTCCACCAGCACCACCCCCACCACCAGCATTAGTTCCACCTCCACCTCCGCCAGAAACTACAAGATATTCTGCAAGTCTACTACCTTGATTCACCGTAAAAGTGCCTGGTCCATTAAATGTATAAACGGTGTGTCCACTTCTAGATGTGGTAGATGATGAAAATGAACCAGTAGCACTAACATTAAAAACATTAGAAAGTGATTGCCACTGAGTTCCATCATAAAATTCAAGAGCAGTAGTTGTTGAGTTATAAATTATGGTTCCAGTAGCAGTTCCAACACCAGCGTTACGTCCTGTTGTCGTTGTAGTTCCAATGCCAACACCAGCATTACTAATAAACTTATTACCAACAGTAACCGACGAAGTTGCCGTAATCGTACTAACACCAGAAATACTGTTGAAATTAATGATTGCCATCTATCTTATAATAAGACTTCCAGTTTTGAATATTTATACGACGACCCAAACTCCATCAATTCCCAAAGATCCATTTACAGTCACTGGACCTGCCATCAGACCATTAAACGCCGTACCAATATAATGATTGCCGTTCAGAGTATTATCCATCACCACCATTCCGTTTGAAATATAAAGTCCCTGGAATGAGTTACCGACACCAGTGAGTGCTGTTCTATTTAATGTTGTCGTATTAATTCCAACTTCACTCGTCGTTGAAATACCAGCAGCAGAAGTTTCCCAGAAGATATTACCAATGGTTCCCTGTACACCCTGCCGTCCCTGAATACCCTGAGTTCCAGTAGCACCCTGAGTACCAGTTGCTCCTTGTGTTCCAGTAGCACCCTGAGTACCAGTTGCTCCTTGTGTTCCAGTTATACCTTGTCGTCCCTGAATGCCTTGAATACCCTGAGTACCCTGAGTACCAGTAGTTCCTTGAATACCTTGAATACCTTGAGTGCCTTGTGCTCCGGTAATTCCCTGAATGCCTTGAGTTCCTCTATCACCTGCTCTTGAGAAAGCAACAGCCAATGTGTCACTATTTGCAGGTAAAGATCCAGAAACATAAGTTACAGTGATCTTATAATATCCTGTTGCGACAGTAACGGCAGTGACTGTAAAAATATTGGTGACTGTTCCAGCAGGTGCTCTTGATTGTATGACAAGAGTTCCTTCTCCAGTGGTATTTGTTGAATCATCCCAAGTATCATACCAAGCAGTCTGAGTAACGCTATTTGAATCTGTATTATCAATGAATATTTGCGTTACTGATCCTATGGCAGCATTATTATATCGGATGACACCTGTTCCAGGATCAGAATCAGTCGTTGTTGTGCTGAATGTATAAGGAACACCACCTCTCTGACCATCGGCACCTATTGTTCCGTTAAAACCTTGAAGTCCTTGAATACCCTGAATACCTTGGGTTCCTTGTGTACCTTGTGTACCTTGTGTTCCAGTAGTTCCTTGAATACCTTGAACTCCTTGGATACCCTGAGTTCCTTGGACACCCTGAGTACCCTGGACTCCTTGAATACCCTGAGTACCTTGGATTCCTTGAGTTCCTTGAATTCCCTGTGTACCTTGTGTTCCTTGAGTGCCTTGAGTTCCTTGAGTACCTAGTATTCCTTGAGTTCCTTGAACACCTTGTGTACCCTGGACTCCTTGAGTACCTTGAGTTCCTTGGACACCAGTGACACCTTGTACGCCCGTGTTAAT